TAATGCTGCTAACTCCATATCTGCACCTGTAATTAACCAGTTGCAGATTGTAGCAATAATAATATGCCCAATAGTATAAATTATTGCTAGTAGGACACTAGACTCGCCAATGAGTCTTTTAAGGAGTTTAAATATTCCTTTGGTCAGTTCTGTCATATACATTATCAATTACCTTTTCATTATCATCGCCCCGCAGCATTTTTTGTAACTCTGCTGTGGAACCTACAAATACATTTTGTGTAAGAGATTTGGTATCATCACCGATATTACCTTTAGTTTGAGTAACATTAATCTCTTGGTGTTTTTTATGCATTGCTAATAGTGCATGTGCATTATCAGCTTGCTGTTTAATCATCCCTGTCAAGACTTCAATAGCACGGGGATGTTCAGACTCTTCTGCCAAGTCCTGTGCCATTCTCAGACCTTCTTCACCTGAGTGTAGAAGAGACCTAAGAGTAGAACGAATAAGGTCTAGGTCTTCATCATAACTAGAATGAACACTCTCAGGAATATCTCTCTTTGGCACAATACTACTAGTCATTATACACTGTCCCCTTCACCCGGAATAATAAATGTTTCAGTAAATCCATAGTCACTATCAGGACTTACATTCAACGGGTTTGGTTCAATAATAATACGTTCAAACAAATTGTCTGAATCTGTAAGACTGTAAGAACCTACAGTTGGAATATCTGGATCACGGAAGTCAACAATAGCCTTACGGATGATAGAACTATCTGCAATCGGACCATAGAAGTTAGTTTTGATTTCAAAGTCTAATGTATATATGATAGTTCTTCTGTTCTCTAATGAACCTTCATAATCATCACTAAAAGAAATACCAATCAAAGAAATAGGAATATCTTCTTTGATATTAGGATAATCACTAAACTGTTTCATAGTAATAGTAAAGGTAGGATTAAAGAAAGGAATAATCTGCTCAAGTATTTGAACAGCATCTTCATTTGTCTTTGCCAGAATATTCAATTGAAAGTTTAGAATATAGGGAACAGCAGTAAAGAACTTAGTCTTTTTATTATTATCTGAAACAACAGTTTCTGTAAAGTTATTTGTTTTAGGTAATTGTCTAGTAGGATCAAAGTAAAGAGACGACATTTCAAATCCCATTCTAGGGAGTTTGATTGCTAATTTAGCATCTGACATGTCTTCTGTTTCACGAATACGATCCAAATACTTTTGTTTTGGAGAGTAACTTAGTGGAACTTTGATTTGACTGATAGCACTACCACTAGAGTCTTTACGAACCAAGTAAATATTATTAAATAGTGTTCCAAATACAGCTACGCATTTACGAATCTTTTCATGGTAGAAGTGCTGATTTAGCATTTTATGTCACCTCTCCAAACGGATTACCTTCACTAAAGTCAATAATATTATCACCTTCAGTTTCAAAGATATCATTTTGTTGTGTTACTTGAATTTGATTATTTTCTCTGGTAGAAATTACAGTGTAGGATGCACTGTCAGTTCCAAGACCAGATGAGAAGATGTTCGAAACACTGCCCGTTGTGAAGACATGATATTTGCCATCATCTGCTCCAAGATGGACAAGTGATATTTCATTGGAACTATCATTCCACTTAGCAATCTCAGCTGAGAGTGTAACGTTGTTAGCAAGACTTTGCTGGATAGTTGTTCCTACTTGTAATGCATCACTATCATAAGAAATATCTGATAGTGTCAGAATATACTGGTAAGCATAGTCCTGTTCAATCTGATCAATCTGTGCAATGTCAGTATCAAAGTCTTCATCATTGTATTCAAAGAGTTCAATCTCCATACGGAATGTTGGAAGATTAGATAACTGATAGAATGGTTGATCATCAATCACTCTCATGATTTCAAAGATTTGATTTGATAATGGAAGGAAGATCAAGTCACCTTCATTTGGTCTACTCTGTGAAGATGAATGGTCAAAAGTAACTTCTTGCCATCTACGCCTAGAAACATGAAGTGTAGCTCTGTCTCTAATTTCTACACCAAACTTACTAAAGAGTTCTTGGTCTCCATCAAAGTTATCAATGTTTTCCAGATACATTTCAATCTGGTAAGCATCTTCAAACTTAGAAGAAACATCTTCACCAAAGATTTTATCTTCTGCTACAAGTGTTCTAGGCATATAGAATATATCTTGCCCATACATCTTGAGAGATTCGATAACAATATTTTCATATAAATCTTGTTCTGATTTTACTGATTGACTAAAGTAAAGATTAGTTGCCATTATACCTTATCCTACAAAAAAGTCAACAGGCAACTCATATGTATTACGCAGTTTATCTTCTAACCGCAACATTTCCTGAGTAGCATCATCATACAACTGTCTACCATTCAAGGTAACACCACCCGGAAGTTGCACACCTTCAAACTTGATTAGGTTTGCTCCCCATTGCTGTTTGATAGCCTGTGTAAGATATTCTTTTACAAACAAATCATTATATACATCTGTATGAGTTTCAGGGTCTACAGTCTTAAATGTTTCAAAGACAATATACTCACCTTCGATAATATCCTGTTCTGCAAACTTACCGTGAATGTATACTCTGTTCTGGTGCCTATTAAAATCAATATGCGGATAACCAGTCAACTGAGCATCTAACAAGGCAAGATATTGTTTGGTCTGCTCATAGTAGGCAAGATCACCAATATAGGTGTTCAAATCATAGATATCATTCAAGGACATTTGATACTTAATATCAAACATTCCAGCAGAGTTACCTGAACCTTTTACCATAAACAGTTTCTTAATATAGATGATACTATCGTCTACAGTAATATAACCATTAGTAATATCAGTAGATGTTACTTGATGTTTGAGGAAAGTTCTGACCACTGCATCAGAATGATACTCCTGATACAACTGGAGTGTGTCATCAGTTCTATCCTCAAGTTGATCAATATCTACGTTGATTTCAATGACAGGTGCGCCAAGTCTTCTTAGACAATGATCTATGAGTTGGTCTCTTGTACTTGGTTTAGCCATGTCTTTTCCTTAGATAACTACATTTATTATATATTTATCATATCAAGGTTTAGGGAGAGCAAGATTATTTGTATAAGAAAGTTCTGGATTAACATCAGAAGAAAACCCCTGAAGTTTCATTCTAACCTGATCTACTTTATGGTTTTCAATCAAGTCAGCAGTTAGCTCGTCTACAAATGCATAGAGACTAGAAATATCCCATCCAGATTTAGTGCTTTCATGTTCTACATATTCTCGCATTAACATTTGAGCCTTAGATGGATTTACTCCAATATGCTCAAGGTATTCTTGTTCACCTTTACTGATACGACCATCTTGTCTAACATCTCTAATACACTGAACCAAAGACCTTTGAAGGTGGTTCTTTGTCTCTTCTTTTTCATAGTCTGCTTCTGAGAAAGAGTTCACTTTAGATTTAAGTTGCTCATAGATTTCATTAAGTGCTAGAATATCTTTCATGCCACCTTCAATCATTAGCATATTACTAGATAACGATTCTTTTAACTCAGCAAGTTCAATCTTTGTTTCTACTTCTTTCCAATAACTAATATCTGGTCTCTGAAGTTTTTCTTCTAACTTTTTAATCCTAACTTCTGTTTTAATATGACCCCACTTTGCACTATTGAGTGCAGACTTCTTTGAAGAAATCTCAGCAGAAATCTGTCGCATATTTCTAAAAGGGGAATGATAACTCATATTCAAATGTTTCCAATCCCACTGAGAATGAGCATGGTTCCAAATGTTTTGGAGTTCTCCAGTATTCTTTAATGCTTCGTCCACTTTAATAGTATTTTCTAATAAAGTTTTATTACCAAAACTTTCAATATTTCCGATAGTTCCATGACCAAAAACCATAGACATAGGAACTTCTAGTGCCTCCTGCGAAGAAATCTCTGTATTTTTTCTAATCTCTTCATACACCGCTACTTGCGTAGTTTCATCTTTTATAGACATTATACTATATAACCTTTTTTAGTAATAGTTAATTGTTAGACTTGGACATTGCTCCGGTGGTCATCGTCGATGATCCCTGCCGTATATGATGTTAAAATTGCAGGTTGGTCAGTAGCAAAAGAAAATTTGCGCAGCGAACGTCGCAGCGAACCCGGCTGGTTATTCGGCGCATTACCCGTAGCAAATCCACTAGCAAAACTTGAGCTGGCACCCCCTCTTGAGGTATAACCAGCTATTGTGGCAATATCTTGAGAAATTATTTCTGTGGCATATGGAAATTTGTGTATTGAACCAAGATTTGTACTATTGGGGAGCTCTGAAACATATCCTGCTATAGCACTATTATGTCCAATTGTATTTTGAAAATTAGTACTAGCAGCACCTGTAAAAGTAGAGAAGTTGCTAGGGTCTATGGTCGCTGGTGCAGTAAACCCTGTAATAGACGTTATTGTATTACCGATATTATCTGATGCATAAGGAAAATGTTGCATAGTAGATACATTCTCTCCCCCAGCCATATATCCTTTGGTTGGACCGCTCACGGTCGAGTGATTATACACACCATCAGACAGTCTAAAATCACCAATCAGAGGTATAGGACCGATTCCAGACCCGAAACTATTCCCTACAGAAACTGCGTTATTATCAGTAGCAAATGGAAATTTATCAATACTAATCCCAACCACTGATCCATCAATGGACCCACCTGTGGTAAACCCATGAGTTGTCGAAGAAACACCTCTACTACGATCCTTGTTTTCGGTAAGAGTTCCTACAGTTGTTTCAGAATTATTATCATTTGCAAATGGAAACTTTACTATTTGCAAATGGTTAGTGTTGGTCGGCAAATTCTGTTCTTCCCCTCCTGATGAATATCCGTGAATAGTAGAAGCATGACCTGCGCCATTTTCGATTCGTCCGATTGGTAATGATGGACTTGTTTCCACCAGAGCATCGTGCACGAAAGAATAGGAGGTCTTATTAGTTTCGCCAACGGCATAACCTTTGATAGAGCCTTGAGAGTGTATCTTATGACGAACTTTAAATGTAAATTTGGGAGATAGATTACTGAAGACAGGTATAGAAACACCTTTACCTAATGGAATTTCAGGAGCATCTAATCCATATGTCGGTGTAGCTCCACCAGTTATTTCCTCTGGTGTAGACTTACGAGTTCTAAATCTAAATCTAGATTTTGTATCTCTGGTTGAAGTAAAATTAGTAGGATCATATACAAACTCTGGAGTTTCAGTTGCAAATGTAAGTCCTGACATTCCTACAAAATGTCTACCTCTACTTGGATTAGAATCCTGAAGATCAACAGTATTTAATTTATCAGTATATGGTATAAGAGGACTGCCAAAAGTAGTTGTGTTTAGAATTTTTACATTCACATCTACTCCATCATCGTCTTTTAAAGTTACCACTCCCGGAGTATTCGATGGAACTTCGTCATAGATTTCGTATGTATGAATTTGATCAGAATCTGCTCCAGCACCAGCACCAAAAAAGTTAATTAAGTCTTGGTTAGCAGCTGGACCTGTGTTTAGATTAACTCTAATATCGCCACTTGTTACAAAGGGAATTGTTCCTTGATATGAAGGAGTTCCCGGTCCAATTGGTCCCGGTACTGTAATATTGAATCTTCCTGTACCAATACTATCGTCTCTGAATACATATGTGTCACCTGTAAAAGTACTTTGTATGACACCTGTATCCG